GTCCACAAAATTCATATCAATCTCGCTTTCTGGTTAGATTTATCCAATGTTGTCCGTGTCTGTTCGCCTGAAGTACGTTCCGTACTTATCCCAGTAGGCATCAATATAGGGTGAAAGCATCCTCCAGTGGGCCATTTCATGCTCGGAGCCAATTACCAGCCAGCCAAACGACTCTGAACCCAGAATCTTGTGGGCGGCCTTTACTTGAGCGCGCAGATGCTCAATTTCGGTCGCCGCACCGTATACGGTCGACATGCCACCGTCTCTTTCCATGCAAGAAGCCAGTTCCCTCAACTGAACAACAATGTCAGTGGCCATTGTCGGCCTCCGCTGCCTTGAGTAGGTCGCTCATCTTGTTCGCTTTATTCTTGTGCAGGCGCCAGGATTTCTCCATGCGCTCGCCGCGCTCGGCGATTTCGTACCCGTGGGCCCAACACACCGCCCTGTAGGGAACTCCGACCCAACCGTTCTCTGGGTCTCGTCGTGTTCGGTGGCGCAGGCCGTCAAGCAAAAGAACGTACGTTGCGTCTTGGTCGTCCCAGTCCGACAAGCGCAGCATGTTGTTGCCGAACGAGTACCGAACTTCCCAGCCAGCGACGTCTTTCATCGTCTTGAACTTGTTGACATGCGGAACGAAGTCGTCGATTCCGCACATGCGCGCGAAGGCAAGTTCGGCTCCAGCGCACACCGCGTGCTGCCACATCTCCCACACTTCGCCCTCGTAGTAATTGCGGTTGCGCTCGGGTTGGGCAAACATGGGCTCTTGTCGCTCGAATCCGATGCGTGCGATGGTTGCCTCTTCTTCTGGAGTGAGCGCATATTCGAAAAAATGCGGAATGATGGTGGTCATAAAATTTGGACAAAGCCCCCAGTTCTCGTTAGATTTATCTACAGGATAGCGTCAGCCGCGCAGTCTCGTGCCGCATTTGAGGCAAAATTCTGCCCACGGATACCAGCGTCGCTGGTCTACTGGGTGCGAGCACTCCAACAATTCGGTTGCTCGTGCATTCAGGATTTCCCTGATGAACTGCGACAAGGGGACGCCCTCTTTGGCCGCCGCCTGCTTCCATTTTTCTCGTTCTTGTTCGGTGGTGCGAATAAGCACCTGCTTGTCGGCAGGACCGTCGTCTTCTTTGTTAATCGTCGAGACCGTCGGGGTCAGAGTCTCGGCCACTTTGTCCATCGCCGCTTTCAAGTTGTCTTGGTTCTCCTGGTTCATTTTCGACCACCTCGGCATCGATAATAGGCGCTTGCCCAAGCATCTGAGCGACAGTTTCTCGCGGCAACACGCCAGAAATAGCCATGAGTTCCAGCAATTTCTTCGCTTCGCTTTCTGGGTCGAAGGCGTTTATTTGTTTTGGCATGCCTTCTTGACCAGCCAAAGTCGCCCGAATGGGTGCTTGCTGGCTGTTCTGGGTGACATCGGCGGAAATGTTGACGTTGGTCTGCTCCATGCCCAACAACTTCGAGCGCCTGTCCATGATTGCCAGCACTTGCTGTACGGCTTTCATGTCTGGTTCAACAGACACCTCGGTGCCGTCATCGAGCGTCACTTTACGGTGCTGCGTAAGCGGCCACAGTGCGGCTTGCATGGCATCCAAACGCTCGAGTTCCATTCGCAGCACTTCTGGGTAGGCAAGCGATGTCTCTTTGTTGAGTTTTTCCAGTTGGCGAGAAATCGCCAGTGACACCACTTTTGTGGAAACGCTGAATCTTTTTGCGATTTCCGAAATTGCCACACCAGCCTGACGCATTTTGAAGATGCGCGAATCCCTTTCGGCAAGGAACTCTTTCGTCATTGGCGTGTTGCTCATGTTGGTGCTTTCACTGAGGTCGGCCACTCGACCACCTCAAACGGGAATCGTTTCCCTCTCTTAATTCTAGATGGCCACTGGCGCTCATCACGGGCACCTCGGAAATGCCGCACGTCATAGTGGTACGCCATGCCAGTCGTATCTGGCTGTAGGGCAACACCGAACTCTGGCCAACGAGACCAAACGGCTGAACCAAATGGGCGCAACTCTCGTGTTGTCATTGATGTGCCGAGGGGCGCGTGGTGCTCAAGCCACATAGCGCACTGGTAAATGTCCCTGATGGTGTCAAGATAACGCGCGACTTCTATGGCCACCGCCTCGCTGGTACGACCGCCTGGGTCGATGAACGCTTTGTACAAGGGCCCCATCACCAACAGGGCTGGCTTTGTCTTCTCCAGCATTTCCTCTAATACCGCCCTGTCTTCTGCGCGCAAGAGGTCTAGGCCCTGTGGCTTGATGAGCAGGTGTGCTTGCGGTTTTCCGCTACGAGACACTGATTTGGCGGCGGCGTAAATAGAGCGAGACGTCCTGCGAATGATTCGCTCAGGGTTTTCCAGGTCGACGGAAAGTGTCGTCTGAGGCTTGATTGGCTGATACGTAAAAGGATGTATTCCGAATCCAGTGCATATTGCGACCTGCCGAGCGAGCATGGTTTTGCCGACACCCTCTGCGGCTACGACAATTACGCGCTCGTTGCGTTCAATCAACCCAGGGATTACCCAGTCATAAGAGTCGTCGTCCGATTCGTCGACAAATTCAGACCATTCGACCAGCCTGCCAGTATCGACGATTTTCGTGCTGGATGTGCGCGAAATAATGAGTTGCGCTCGTGAAAGTTTTTGGCTTTCGGACATGTCGTCGCGGTCGAACAAATCCGCAATTTCGTTGATTGCCTTTCCCTCGTGGGTTACTGGCTTTGGCTCCTCAGTTGAAGGCTCGTCGGATATCTCCGACAGCACCACCGACTCCAATTCGTCAAAGTTTCCGCCAGCAGAGATGTGTTCGGTTATGTCCTTGCCTTTTGAACACTTCCAAACTTGAACGTCGCACCCAGCGTCAGTCAGTTCTTCGTAAACGTCTTTTGCGTGCTTGAGTCCTGCGTCGTCGTTGTCTGCGACGATTTCCACAACTGCACCAGCGAGGGCTTCGGTATGGATGGGCAACCACGTTCCAGCCCCATTGGGCATAGTCGTCGCACATACACCCATTTTTATGAGAGTGTCTGCATCTTTTTCTCCCTCCACCACCCAAATAGGTGTTCCGTCTGATTTTGCCTTGAGGACTTGTGGGAGGTTGTACAGCACTCGCGGCGTGTCGCCCAACTTGTATTCCCACCCGCCATTGCCGTCAGGCTTTCGTTGGCGGAATTCTTTCTTTCCAGTCGTCGGGTCAACATAGCGAAGTTTCTCGAAAAGCAAAGTGCCGCTTTCATCGAGGTAGCGATACTTGGCGACAAGGTCAAGTTTCTTTTGTTGCTTTTGTGGGTAAAGGTCAGACATTTTGAGGCCCATCGCATCACAGGCTTGCTTTGTGTCGCATCGCCCAGCGTGACAGTAGACGACGACCTTACCACCTTCGCCCTCGGACACGGAAAACGACGGATTGTCGTCGTCGTTTCTGCATGGGCACTTTGCCTGGAACCCACCGCTTACGCGCACGACGCCGTGAAGGCGGTCGAGAACGTTCTGTAACTGCGGTGAGATGCTATGCACGGTGAGACAGACGTTTTTCTACTATCTCGGAGTGCTTGATTGCTGGCTGAACCCCACGAGCAAGGCCTGCACGCCAAATCATCGATGTTTCCCTGCCCTTTCGGGAAATCATCACGTCTCGCTCGCACTCTATGTTCAATCGGATACGCAGGTACTCTCGCTCAGACTCCGTGGTGCCGCCCCAAATCCCGTACGGCTCCGCAATAAGCGCGTATTCAAGGCACTTTTCTTGTTCTTGGCACGATTTACACACGCTGAGCGTGCGTTGGATTTTGTCCATTTCCATTTTCTTCAAAGACGCGCGTTGCGGAAGTGGGCCAGGATAGAAATCGTCGATTGACATACCCCTGCACGCTGGATTTTCAAAATGCGGGTATTCGGTTGTAATTGGCTTGAACGTATCAATTGGAGTTCGGTTGCGATTGACTGGCTGGTATTTGTCCAAATTGTTTTCTTTGAGGAATCGTCGCAAGCGGTCTTTGCCACACCGCATGATTGCAGAAATGGTGTCGGCTGACTTGCCCTCCAGACGAAGTTGTTTGATTACTTCGCCCTCTTCCTTAGAAAACTCCTTACGGTGCGACTT